GCACTACAGTTGGAACTGATATGAAAAACACAGGTCAAGTTGTAATGGCACAAACTTTTGCAATTGATCTTTCAGGCGGAGCAATCGCAGCTCAAGCATCAAATGTAATAATTCCAGCAAACTCTCAAATTATTGATTGTATTTTTGATATTATTACAGCAGCAAATACTACTACTGATATTAGTGTTGGTTTTGTTGGTGGCGCAGCTACTGCTCTTGTAAACGCTCATACAATCGGAACAACTGCAGGTAGACAATACCCAACAACAACAGCTGGTGGAGCACTAGCTTGGGAAGATATTGGAACATCTGATCAAAGAATTAATTTTACTAATTCTGCAGGAACAAATGCAGGTGAAGTTAGAATTACGATTACGTATCAGCAAAACAATAACTTAGCATAATAATTTAGTGTGGGCTTCGGCCCACACATAATTTAAGGAGAAAATTAATGAGCACATATCCAGTAGATATAAAAGCCAAAAGAATACAAAGCACTACAGCGAACCAAGAAGTTTTTGCTGGCCCTGGGAGATTTTTAGGATTTTCTGCAAATTGTACTGCAGGAGCAGGGACAATTACTTTAGAAGATAATAATTCTGCTTTAGCAGTCTTTGGAACTCCAGATGGTTCTTCATCACCTTTTGTATATAATGCTACTTTTCCAGGAACAGGAATTAAGGCTGATACTAAATTGACAGTAAGTTTGTCAACTATTGCTGATGTAACTTTTTATTTTGGTTAGGAGTTTTAAGTGGCTACAATTACTTATACAGTCACTGTAGCAAGTGGCACTACACAATACGGAACCGGTAATAGGTTTTATATTAACGGTGAGTTAGCCCCTGTCTTATATTTAGACGAGGGAAATACATATATATTTGATCAGTCTGATTCTAGTAATGCAGTTGGTGGTGTTCATCAAATTGCTTTTTCTACAAATCCAAACAATTCACCAGCCGCTTCTTATACAACTGGCGTAACTTCAACAGGAACACCAGGAACTTCCGGAGCTCAAACTACATTTGTTGTAGCACCGGTTAAAAAAACAGGAGCTCCTGTTTTATTTTATTACTGCACAAATCATACTGGGATGGGTCATAGTATACAAACTATTTCTCCAACATCAAATGAAGCAGAATTTAATCCACAAATTGATGAGATTATAGAGGAAGCTTTTGAAAGAACTGGAGTTCAAGGCACTAGAACTGGGTACCAATTAAGATCTGCAAGAAGATCTTTAAATATAATGTTTCAAGAATGGGGCAATAGAGGTGTTCATTTATGGAAAGTTAAACTTGCTAAAATTCCATTAGTAGAAGGCCAAGCAGAATATAATTTTGCATCTGATTCTACAAACTTTCCACAAGATATAGATTCAGTATTAGAAGCGTATTACAGAAATAATTCTGATGCAACGGCACCAGCAGATATTGCATTAACTAAAATAGATAGATCAGCTTATTCGGCTACACCAAATAAATTAGCTAAAGGTACACCATCACAATATTATGTAGAACGAAAATTAAATCCAAGTGTATTTTTATACACAACACCAAGTTCAAGTGTATCTAGTACAAGTTCACCAAACAATTTTCAATTTTGTTTTTATTATTTAGCAAAAATTCAAGATGCAGGATCTTATAATTACACATCAGATGTAGTTAATAGATTTTATCCTTGTATGATGTCAGGACTTGCATATTATTTAAGTCAAAAATATTCACCAGCTATGAGTCAAGAGTTGGAAAGAAGATATGAAAGTGAATTGTTAAGAGCACTTGATGCAGATAATCAAGGCACATCTACATTCATATCACCACAAACATTTTATGGAGATGGAGTATAATGGGTAAGTACGCATCAGGTAAACACGCATTAGCAATTTCTGATAGATCAGGTATGGCTTTTCCATATACTGAAATGGTTAGAGAGTGGAATGGTTCTTTAGTTCACATATCAGAGTTTGAAGCAAAGCAACCACAACTACAACCAAAACCAGTTGGTTCAGATCCACAAGCTTTATATAATCCAAGACCACAACCCGAATCAAAAACAAGTTTAATACTTTTAGGTAATAATCCTTTTACATCTGTTATTTATGGTGGCACAACTTATGTAAATGTTTTTTCACAAGATCATCAAAGAGCAGCAGGTTCTGTTGTAAGATTTAGAGGACCACCTATTGTAACTTCTGCTGGACCCGCTGGATCAGATTTAATTGAACAACCTAAATTAAAAAATTTACAAGCATTTGCAACTATACCTACATTTGATAATGTCAGTGATTTAAATAATACATCTGGTTTTACGATTGCATTAGGACAAATAGATGCTGCAGGTAATGTTACGGGAGCCACAACAACAGATCCTTTAACAGATCCAATAAATTATTTTTATATAACTAGCACTAGCAACGCTACATCAGGTGGTGTATCAGGTGGTGGAGCAAATACATCTGCTGGACCAGTAACATTAGGAGTTGTAAACGGATAATGGCATATACTTTAGCAAATTTACAAACAGACATTAGAAATTACACAGAGGTAGGTAGTAATGTTTTGTCTGACACTGTGTTAGAGAGAATAATTAAAAATGCAGAATTAAAAATTCATAGAGCAATAGATACAGATCAAAGTGTATTTTATGCAACATCTAATTTAATTATTGGTAATAGATATGTGACTATTCCAGCTGATTTAAGATTTATTAGATATGTTCAACTTACAAATTCGGATAATGAACAATTTTATTTAGAACAAAGAGACACTAGTTTTATAGCAGAATATTATTCTACACCTGGCACTTCAGCTGTAGATATACCAAAATATTATGCAAACTGGGATGAAGAGTTTTGGGTGGTGGCTCCAACACCTGACAGAACCTACGAAATTACACTAGCTTATGACAAAGAGCCAGATACAATAACTACGGGAACACCAAGTACAGCTGGCACATATTTGTCAAATAAATATTCAGATCTTCTTTTATATGCCTGTTTGGTAAATGCATATGGGTACTTGAAAGGACCGCAGGATATGTTACAATACTATCAAGCGGCTTATAATGAAGCTTTAGAAACGTATGCTCTCGAGCAAATTGGGAACAGACGCAGAGACGAATATCAAGATGGTGAAGTTCGGGCTCAACTTAACGTCAAACCACCATCAAGTTATGGAAAATAAATAGGAGAAAATAAAAATGGCAAACGTAGTACCTTACTCATTCCCACAAGAATTGTTAAAAGGAACACATAACTTCGTATCCAATACTATCAATATAGCGTTGTATGAAGCTGGATCAGGAGCGCCTTATGCTGTGGGAGACACCGCATATAGTTCAGGAACATCTAACCAAGTTGGAACTTCTGGAACTGGTTATACAACTGGTGGAAAAACTTTGCAAAATGCGGTTGTTGCTAACCAAACAAGTGTTGCAACTTTAACTTTTGATGCAATATCGTGGACATCAGCAACCTTTGGTGCAGCTTATGGAGTTATATATAACAATTCAGCGTCTGATAAGTTAGTCGTTGTTCTAGATTTTGGTGGCACTAAGTCTTGTTCAAATGGAACATTCACAATCACGTTCCCAAGTACAAGTTCAAGTGGACCAGGCGCAGCTGGAACAAATTCGCTTATTAGTATAAGTTCGTAATAGGAGAATAAAATGGCTTTGGTTATAAATGACAGAGTAAAAGAAAACAGTACAACATCTGGTACAGGTAATATTACACTTGCGGGTGTTGCATCTGGACAAGGTAATGTAACTTTTAATAGTGGTATTGGAACTTCTAATACGACTTACTACTGTATTTTTGAACAAGGCACAAATACGTTTGAAATAGGTTTAGGAACTTTATCAGGTTCAACAACTTTGGAGAGAACAACAGTTATTAATAACTCTTCAGGTAATACATCTAAAATAAGTTTTACAGGCGGAACTCTAGATGTATTTTGTACAATGCCTGCAGCAAAAACGGTTTACCTAGACGCAACAGGTAATCCAGTAGGAGCAGCTTCAGCAGGTTTTGCACTTGCAATGGCTGTAGCATTATAAAGGAATAAAATATGGCACAAGATTTTAGAAACACTTTAAACCGAGTAATTGGAACAGGCGATACTACTATTTTAACTGCAGGAAATTATGATGCAGTTATAGGTATTAGATGCTGTAATGTTTTAACAACAACAATTAAAGTTGATGTTAAAATTGCAAAAGGAGGAGCTGACTACTTTTTAGCAAAAGGAGTTGTAATTCCACCAAATTCAGCTATCGAATTAATCCAAGGAGGAGCAAAGATTGTTTTAGCAAGTGGTGATGTATTAGAAGCAGTCAGTGATACAGCAAGTTCACTAGATGTTGTTTTATCTTACATCGACACAATTAGTTCTTAGGAGGAATTATGACGGCAGTAATAAATGGAATCCAATACATCGGAGGGCAATACGCTCCAGATGAATTTATAAAAAATCAAGCATCAACAATTGATGGTACACAAACTGTAGAAAATGCAGTTCTTGCAGGACCTATTACAATTCCTGCAACTATAACAGTAACAGGAACTTTAGTAATAGTATAATGTCAAAGATAGAAGTAGATGCAATAGATAAACAAAGTGGTTCAACCTTAACTTTAGGTGGATCAGGCACGGCTGTAACTTTAGCGTGCGGCGCTACTCAATCAGGTTTTGGTAGATCAGGTTCTGTTAACTGGCAAACAACTCCAAAAACAACAACTTTTACAGCAGTCAATGGAGAAGGATATTTTATAAATTCAGGAAGCGCTTTAACAATGAATTTACCAGCAGGAAGTGCTGGTGCTATTGTAGCTGTTTCTGATTATGCAAGAAATTTTGAAACATATAATTTAACAATAAGTCCCAATGGTTCAGAAAAAATTGGCGGTTTAGCAGTTGATGCAGCGTTAGATATTAATGGTCAAGCTGCAACTTTTGTGTATGTTGATTCAACAAAAGGTTGGGTCAATGTTCAGAATGCAGACAGTACAATAGTAGGAGCACAATTTGTAGCAGCAACAGGTGGAAACACAACTGCAACGGTTTGTACAAATTTCAAAGTTCATACATTTACAGGGCCTGGCACTTTTTGTGTATCAAGTGCAGGTAATGCTGGAGGTTCTAACAAAGTAGATTATTTAATAGTTGCCGGCGGTGGTGGTGGAGCTACTCAACACTCTGGTGGTGGAGGTGGAGGAGGTTTTAGAGGATCTTTTCCAAGTCCTGGCGGTAATGCAGGAACAACACTAGTTTCAGTTCAAGGTTATCCAGTTACAGTTGGTGGTGGAGGAGCAAGAACTCCTACTGCCCCTAACGTAAATGCAACAGCAACACCAGGTGTTAATTCAAGTTGGAATTCAATTATTGCAACCGGTGGTGGCGGTGGTGGAGGCTACAGCGGCTGTGCTCCTTTTGTGGCTGGTGCCGCTGGTGGATCAGGCGGTGGCGGTGCATCTGGAAGTCCAGGTCCCACAACTAGTCCAATGGGAGCAGGAGGAGCAGGAAATACACCTCCATTAGCTTCACCCGCAGCCCCAGTTCAAGGGCACGCTGGCGGATTTGGAACTGGTCACGGCCACGGAGGAGGTGGCGGTGGTGGAGCTGCAAGTGCTGGAGGCAATGCAGGTCCAGCTGGATGTGGTCCAGCAAATGCTGGAGCAGGTGGCCAAGGAAAACAAAATAATATTGATGGTAACAATTACTACTGGGCCGGTGGTGGTGGCGGTGGGTCTCACTGTAATGCTGGCGGCAATGGTGGAACTGGTGGTGGCGGTGGTGGTGGAGTTGAAAATAGTGGTACAGCTGGAACTGGTGGTGGATTAGCAATTAATGCTGGTGGTAATGGAGCATCTGCTCCTCCTCCTTCAGCTGGAACAGGTGGTAATGGTGGAGATAATTCTGGTGGTGGCGGCGCTGGTGCTGGTAATAATGGTTCTAATGCTGGAAACGGTGGATCTGGAATAGTAATAATAAGGTATAAATTTCAATAATTATGACAAGTACAATTAAAGTAAATACAATAACAACAGAATCAGGATCTACATTAACTGTAGGTGGATGTGGAAAAACTGTTGCTTTAGCATCAGGTG